GCCGGCCCGACCTGCGTGATGCGATCGATCCAGTCGGCGGTGTACTGGAGCGGCATGTCGGAGCCTTTGAGGCCGTCAGAGAAAGCGAGATACTCCACATCCGGGCCGTTCACGCCGACGGCGTAGGAGTTGGGGGTAATTCCCTCCAGCACCAGCGTCTGCACTCCGGGGGCGTTGGTGACATCCTCCACGTAAAAGTTCCCATTCGCGTCGAGGGAGAGATTCTTTACGTCGCCATTCTGCGCGGTGAAGGTGGTGATGAATTGGAAGTTGGAAGTGCCGGGGTTCACGCCGAGGGTAATGGTGCAGAAGTCGAGCGAGACGGTGGCGAGGTCGAAGCCGGTGGAGGCGGCAGAGAATTGCACGCCGAAGGTGAGTTCGTTCACATCGCCGGGGCGGGGGAAGAGGGTCCAGAGGTCGTCGAGAGCGCCGAAGGTGAGGGGGGCGGGCGTGGTGACGGGGAGGGGGAGAGTTTTGATTTCGCCCGCCGGGGAGTTCGCGATCAGCAGTTGCGCGGTGAGGTCGCAGGGAACGTCGGAGAAGCCATTTACGGCGACTTCGACGCCCGTGATGGAAGTGGTGAGCGGGACGTTGAAGGCGAAGGTGACGCAGTTCAGCTGGTTGGAGACGTTGACCGGGGTTTGAGTGGTGTAGGAGCCGTCATTGAGAAGGATGTTGGCCGGGTTGAGCCATGTGGGCGAGTTCGCGGAGGTGGGGAGATTGGGGCCGATGGATGCGGTCGCAGCGGTGTAGACGTTGGCGAGGCCATCGCGGGAGCGTGCAGAGCCGACGTTGTAATCGGTGTCATAGGTGCGCGGACTCGCCCCTTCGGGAACCGTTTCGGGTTTCGCGAGAGTGACGAGTCCGCCTAGGCCGGAGAGGGTGACCGGAACGCCAGCAGAGGTGCCGTGCATTTAGAACGCTCCGTTGGTGAACTCCGCGCGGAATGCGACCGTGTCGTAGGGGACGGCGGAAGCGTCCGTAGCCTGGGTGATTCCGGCGAATTGCAGCAGGAGCGGCGTGGTCCCGGTGAGGTTGACTTTGAAGTTGTTCGCGGAGCCGTTGATGGTCTGGGCTTCAAACCATTTGATCGTCGCGAGAGGGCCGATTCCGCCGATCACACGCTGCTGCCCGAAGAGGTTGATGAAGTTGAGGCTGATCGGGAGGCCGCCGGTCTGGTAGGTGGGGGCGACCGTGGCGAGGGCGGTGACGGGGGTGGAGGCGACGTTGGCGTGCGTCAGGGGAGCGACGATGGTGGTGGAGGTGGCTGAGGTGACGGTGTACTGGCCGTTGAGGTAGGCGAGCGTGCCTGTAGCGCCGTAGACATTGATCACCTGGCCGCCGCCACCGGTGAGGACGTTGTTCGCGGTGAAGGTAACCACGTTCGAAGTGATGGAGAAGGCGGTGATGTTGATCCACACGCCGATGTCGGTGGTGGAAGCAGTGGCGACGATCGGGGCAAGGGTGCCCTTGACGATGATGGAACGCTGCGTGCGGTCGATGCCGGAAGGATAGTTCGCGACTAAGAGGGAGTACTGTCCATTGCCTGCCATTTGAGTGAGCCTCCTCAGCTCAGGTTACGGGTTGGGGCGCTCCTCGCGCCGTTTTTAGTGCCGGAAGCTATGGTGACTTGGGCAACTTCATCAACAAGTCTTTTCAGCGTCTCCGTATCTGTTCCGGCGATTCTTCGGGAGACACCAGCATTATGCACTAGAGCCATGACCACGCGATTGCGAAGTCTTCCACCGCTTCCGCGCCGAATTCCGAACGTTGATTCTCCACATTCTGCATGGCCCGCACAACTTCCAGTTTCAGCTTGCCCATCTGCCGCGCTTCGTCCGCCACGGCCATCTGATACTGCTCCGGCGCGAAGCGGATCGCGTACCGGATCAGCATTTTGGCTACGATAGCATTTCGCGAGTCGAGAATGGGGACGTAGGTGGTAGCGAAGTTCAGGTTGGCGGAATAGAGCAGTGGAGGGTAGGTGATTCGGGCGCGGAGGCGGAGGTCGGTTTCAGTGAGGCATCCCGGCATCCAGATTTGGCCCTGTCTCACCTCCCACAGGCACATTCTCTGGCCCTGCATCACGCCGGGGAGGCCGAGGGGCGCGGGGGACATGGGGAAGAAGGAATTGTTGGTCCCGGTCTGGCGTTCCCACATCATCAGCATTTTGGAGACGGAAATCGGGAGAACGCGCGTCGAATCCCAGGTGAATCCGTTGAAATAACCCATGTAACCGAGAGAAACCTGAACTGTGGGGTTCGCCTGGGTCAGCGGCGGGATTCCCGTGATGATGTAGTTGTCGATAATGAGTTCGGGATCGCCGACATTGCGGAGATCGGCGAATAACTCCTGAATCGCCGAATCCATGTAGATCACAAGGTCCGGGTTGGAGTTGGACATGATGAGTCCGGCTTCGTTGCCTGTGGGAGGCGCATCCCCGCCCTGCGTGTTGTTGAAAGTATCGTTGATCTGCGCGCGGAAGAGGTCTGCGATGGATTGCAGGTTGGGGCAGCGGACATTGCCGCCGATTACGGCTGCTGGCATTCAAACCTCCCTCAACGGGGCGTCTCCGGGGTCGCGTCGAGACATGGAACGCTAGGCGGAGACGTTGCCCGTTGAAGATTCGGATTTAGGGCGTCCGGCAGTGCCCTTCCCCGTCATCTCGGTGTAACGCTCCCGCGAAATCGCTCCGGCTTTCAGCGCCTTTTCCGCGTCGATCACGCACAGGATACCAGTTGAGGATTGGTGGAACGCGATTCCGGGGCGGATGTCGTCGCCGCAGTTGGGGCAGACGGATTTGATCTCGTTCAGGGTGTGCCATGAGGCGGAGATGGAGAGCGCGTCCATCGCCATGTGGACGTCGGGGTAGCGTTGGAGGAATTCATTGCCTTGCTTGGCGCCGAGAGCGAATAAACGCTGTGCTTCGCGTGCGAGATAGCGCCAGTGCCTGTCACGGGCGTCTTCGGCGCGCTTCAGCTCGGCTTCCGTGGGCTTTTCATTCTCAGAAGGGAAGATTCCCTCCGCGATGAGGTTCGTCCCGTTGGAATTGGCGAAGAAGGAGGGGTTGGATGCGCCGTGGTAGGGGTCGAGAGTGAAGTTGCCGGGATTCAGCATGTCGATGGCGGCAATCCAGCCGTCATTGTCGTCGATGCGCGACCCGCCGCGCTCCTGGTCGGGGCAGGCCTGGGGAATGGGGTCGCCGAAGGAGGTGCAGAGGACGTAGCGCTCGCCGTTTTCGCAGCCCCTGAGGCGGAGGCGGGGGAAAAGGGGGTGTTTGATGTCAAAGCCGCGCCGCGCCACGGAGAAAATGTGGATCATCCGCAGCGGGGGGCGCATTGCGCGTCCGGGGAGGACCGGCGTGAAGGCTTCGCGGTTCGCGCCTTTCATGGCGGAGCGCGATTTGTCGCTATTCATTCCTGTGTTGGTCATGGATGCGAGTTGTTCGGGCATGTCAGGCTCCTATTCTCATTCCAAGGCCCGTGCGGGCGGCGATTTTCATCGCCTGCATGAAGCCTTTTTCGATCAGTTCAGCGCGTTTCTGGATGTAGGGGGTGATACGGCGGACGCGGTTGCCATCGCGGATGTCCTTTGCCTTTTTCGCGACTTCGGCGTGCTTTGCGCGCTCGTCTTCGAGCAGTACTTCCAGCTTTTGTGCGTTTGAAAGCCGCCTCCAGCGGATCAGCATCGGGAGCATGAGGTCGAGGATCAGGCCGCAGGGTTCGAGGCGGGTGGTGGTGATGATCGGCTTCTGAACACGCTGGAATTGGAGCACGCCGTTGATCCAGACTGGCTCCGACACTTCCTTGTGCTCGATCTCGCGGTGGAGGAAGCGTTTCAGGAGGCGATATTTGCCGTAACGGGGGTATCCACCGATTTCGAGATAGCCGGTTTCGGGGTCGCGAGTCTGCCATTCCCACGATTCGGGATCACCCTGCAGCTCTCTCGGTTCCCACACTAAAAGGCACCAGCACGGGACGCCGGGGATCGCAGGAGCCAGCTTGTACCCCTCGAAGCCATTGGCCCATCGTCCCCCGATAACCATTCGTTCAGCAGAGGACCATACAAGGCGGAAGAGGGGGTCGCCGTAGGGGTTAGAGCCACCGATTCGGGATAGCTCAGATTGGAACCATTGGGGGCATTCACGCACGGGTCACCGTGAAAGTCATTTCATCTTCGACAGCAGTGCCGTTGGGGATGGTGGAAACGCCCTTCAGGTCGGCGATGCGCATCTGCCAATACTTTGGAAGGTCGGTGCGATTCTTATGCGCGGGATTGAGGTAGATCGGGTCGCAGAGGCAGAATTCGTCGAAGAATACCGTGTCGCCGATTGCGACTTCGTCTACGTCTCGCGCCACGGCGACCACAACGCCCCTGTCGGAGCGTTCCTTGATGTGGGCATTCTGAAGGTCCACGGTGACGCCTTCAGGCTGCTCGTAGAAGTCCTCGATGGGAATCTCGCGCACGATCACGCGATCCAAGAGGGGACGGCGGGGAAAGTTCATGTCTCATGTCTCCTTTTGAAACCGATGGGGTTGGTTGATAGTCCAACCCCATCCTGTGGAACGATTATGCGTCAACCGGTACCGGGAGGCCCTGGAGGTAGAAGCACTTCTTGTTGTCCTGGCAAATCCAGTTGTCACCCCGCTCGTAAGCGAACATCTGCGAGTCGAAGTAGGTCGTGGTGCCGGTGCCATCGTTGGTGGGCACGGCGGCGATGGGATTGCCGGGGGTCCATTCGTGAAGGCGTGTTGGGAAGAGCTGGCCCATGTAGAAGGTGGAGGGAACGATGAGGTCCATGCGGGAGGGTTCGGCGGTCGAGGACCACACGACCTCGCGCCCTGCCCATGTCTTCTGCATGTACTTCTTGGCGGTATCGACTACGCGGTCGCCGTTCTCGTCGAGGCGAGTGAAACCGGGGGTGTAGTAGTTCTCTGAAAGCGCCACGCCCTGCACGGGGTTGGCGTACCAGAAGGCTTCCTCATTCTCATCGTAGTCGTCACCCAAGGCCCGCATCCGGATCGACTCCACGCGCTGTGCTGTGGAGTTGACGATGCTCCCCGTCCCGCCGAAGTTGATGGTCGGGGTGGAGAGGCGTCCGGGATAGCTGGCTCTGGGAACGCCAGCGAGCGTGCCCATGTTCCCGTTGTTGATCCAGTAGTCCTTGCCGTAGATGCTGTTGCCAGCCGCGCCGGTCGAGCCGAGAACAACGATGATGTCGCCTTGGGTTACGCCGGAGGGGAGGGCTGTGGAGAAGTTGAGAGTCTGCGTCACCGGGTCCACGAAGGAGATGGTGGCGGAAGTCGAGCCTCGCTGCGCACCGCCGACCGAGGCGAAGAAGAGAACCTGCTGTTGGTCGGTGAAGGAGGCTGCGGTGTTGATTCCGGCGATGACGGAGGTGGTTGCGCCAGAGCCGCCCGTGGTGATGGTGGCGGTGAGGGGGATTTGGTCGATGGTGCCCGAGCCGTCGCGGTTCAGGAGGCCCTCGTAGCCGTTCTCGAACGCCAGGAGGGACTTATCCATCTCCTCGCGGGAGAACTTGACCAGCCCGCGCTCCTTGCCGTCCGTCGCCTGCTGCGAGAGGTTGGAGATTTCGCAGACGTTGACGGTGCGGATCGGGGAGGCGGAGTAGCTGGCGAAGTAGGACGCGGTGCCACGGGGCCATGAGGCGACCGTGGAGGAAGTGTCAGCGGCGAACTGTTGGATACCTGCACCACCCTGCACGCGGATCGGCACCCAGAACGGAGAGCGGGAGGTTGTGCCGCGAACGGTTTCATTGGAAATCTGGACCTTTTTGCCGCCCTTTTCCAAGCGCGTTTGCAGCTTGTCGAAGTGCTGCTGAAGGTCGGCGATTTCCTCGACGAATTGCTCAAGCTCGACGGCTTGAACGGCGAACTCTGTGCCAATGGCCATAACGGAATCCTAAGAAGGAAGTCAGGCGGATTGCTCCCCTGCTGTGTGTCTCTTGCTCAGGATTCGTAGTGGCGCTTATGCCCTGATTTATATCCCGGCTTCCCCGGTACGAATCTTTTCTGGTGCTGATAGTACCACTAGTTCCGAACTTGCACGACTTTACCGTCGGTCGTTCTGTACTTCCGTTGATGCATCCACTCCAACGGCGTGCTCTTGAAGTCGATGTTCTTCGGCTTTACTGTGACGATCTGGACTCCGGCGGCGGGGGGCGCAGTGCGAGCTCCGTTGGTCGGCGCGGATCGCGCTGGATTCGGCTTTCCACTGAGGAAGGGCTTGTAGCGCTCATTGACGAGGGATTCCATGACGTTCTTCCCGTACTTGTCGAACTCGACGCGCGCGAGGTTCAGGACAGACTTCGCATCCGGGTTCTTCATCCCCAGAAAGCGCTGAATCTGGGACTTGTAGACAGGGTTGGAGGCGGCTTTGGTGCTGACCCGCTTGGCGAACTCGTTGAGCAATGCCTGCTTCGTCGGTTGGTCGAGGCGGAGGCGCTTATCGAATGGACGGAACAACTCCTCAAACTTGGAGATGGCGTGCTTGTCCATTTCGGGCTGGATGTTGGAGCGCCAGTGCTGCGCCTGCTGCTCTTTGCGGAGGGTTTCGAGTTCGGAGTCGGCCTTCGGAGCGCCGTTCGCGGGCTGTACTCCCTGCTTCGGCAGCTCTCCCGCCTTCTGCTGCTGGGCATTGAACCAGTTGCCCATGCGCGAGGCGAGCGAGACCACACGCTGCAAGCGGTCCTCGGTCCACTGCGACTTCTGATTCTCCGTAAGCCACTTCGGGGGAGCCTCGTTCAGCACATCGACCAGACCGTTGAAGTCGGCGACGAGGGGCGATCCCTTCAGCGCCTCGACGAAATGCGGCAGCACGGCGCGCGCGTAGCCCTCCGGGTCCATTGTCCGCGCCATGTCGAGGATCGCCGGGGTCATCTTCACGATCCCCGATTTCATGGAATCGTCGAATTCGTCGAAGACTGTGGAGTCGGCGGAGGCGATGCGGGCGTCGATGTCGCTGACGCCCTTGATTTCGTCCTGGAGCGCGGAGAGGGCTTCGACGCCGGTGAGTTCGCCGTGCTGGACGGAGTTCAGGAGGGCATAAGTCTCCCGCACGCCGTCGATTCCGCGTGGTTCCATTTGTTGAAGCTGGTAAAGACGCGCGTGGTTGTCCTTGGAAAGTCGCGCATACTTCCCGTTATGCTCCGGGTCCGCGTCCTTCAGCCCCTTGAGCCATGCAGAGTATTCCTTCGAGGATTTGGAACTGTAGGGATCATCGGGAGTGGCTTGTTGACTCTCTTGATTCCCGGTTGATAATTCCGCACTTGACGGGGTAGTGGGAGATTCAATTTCCCCCACAGAACCCGCGTCAACAGGCTCGATTACTGCATCCATTCCATCCATGTCTCGTCTCCTTTACTTCTTTGCTTCCGGCTTGGGAACGCAGACCGGGTCGCCATTTCCGTCGATCTGGGGTTGGAACTTCTCGCCGCAGGTTTTGACCAACTCCTGCACGATCTGGCCTTCCGCCTGGTTGCGGGCATCGACCAGCTTCTGCGCGGCGTCCACGGCCAGGCGCGCGTCCGAAGTGGCAGCATGTGCCTTCGCAAACTTATATGAGAGTTCTAAAGGGATCGAAGGGGGCTTTGGTGCGGTTTGGGCGGATGCTGTCGCCAGCATCAGGGTGAGGATCGCAATCTTCATGTCTCTATGTCTCCTGAACTAAAAAACCTTCGCCTTGCGCGAAATGTACTCACAGCAATCTTCCGCAGCGACTTTCGGGTATTCTCCCTCTTTTGGCTGCTTTGATACTTTCATCATCGTCTTTTGGTGGCACTTCCCCGCGACGAAATAGGTGCAATTCCCACATTGAAACGGTCCCCGGTCGCCGCGCTTTTCAAAGCCCGTTCCATCTTCGCCCCGGACCTCGCTGGAGTTTATGGCGATCAATTGAGTGGCTTCCCGACTACCGAAACTTTCTGCTTCACCGGCACTCCCTGCGCGTCCACGCCTTCTTTTTCCTGCGTGATTTCGTGCGTTTGATCCTGTGGAGTCAGCTCTTGCGGCGAGACTTGCAATCCCACGGCTTGGAACGCCTTGGATTGCGCATCCGGGGGGAGCTTGGTGATGTCGCCGGAGAAGCTGACTTTGGTCTCAATGGGCGTGGGCGGCGTGAGCTTCATCGACATCTCGACGTGCTCTTTCCAATGGAGCGTGAGGTTCTGGTAGATCGCCTGCTGGTTCTCGTCGCCATACTTGAGTTTGCGTCCTGTCGGCGAGGTCAGCAATCCCAACGTGATCGCCGCGTGGATGGAGTGATTCTCGCTGTTGTCCTGCGCCACGGAGACGGTGGAGACCATCGGCGGGAGGGTCTGGGCGAGTTGTTGAAGCTGTTGCAACATCATCTGCCCCTCCGGCGTCTGCGCTTCGAGGTCTACCTCCGCCATCTTGATCTGCTGCTGAATCTGGCCTAACTTCGGGTTCGGCGTGGGGCCGGACTCCATCAGAATCTCGAACTCGCCCTGTTGCTGCTCCACGGCGTCAGCGCCGGGGATGGTGAGATCGCGCAAGGAGGGGAACTTGGCGAACACGGCGAGGTTCGCAGGGTCGGCGAGGATGGCTTGGTAGAGCGCTACATTCTGCGCCTGTTCGAAGAGGGAGGCCATTTGCTCCTCTTCTTCTGCGAGCGTTTGCGGAATCTCGTCCGAAGTGCGCTGGATCAGCACTGAGCCTTGCAACTTCTCCAACTCCACCTTCAATTTCTGCTGTCCGGGGAGGGAGGCGGAGATGTCGGTCAGGCGATTGTCGGCGGCGGATTCGAGCGCTTGCAGGCTGACGCACTCCACTGCCTCGCAGAGAGCATTCCACGGCATTGCGAATACCTGCAACGCCTGATCCCGCTTCAATCGCGTAGTTTTGAAAACCCCCTGATCCGCCTCGCCATCGTTCTCTCCGAATGCGGCTGCGGTCCCGCCGTCCATCGCTTCGGGTGCACCTTGAATCAGCCATTGGATGAACTCCATCATGGCGGTGTTGGGGGAGGGGACATTCTCGATCCCCGTGATGTCCTGAATCTTCAGTCCGGCGTCCGCGAGGCCCGTGACGGGGGTAACTTTCGCGGGATCGTTCGACTGGGAGTTGAGGAGCTGCGTATCAATGTACGGCTCCAGCGCATACCGACGCGCGATGGAGTTTCTGAAGTACCGGTCCAGCAGCGAGATGTTGGCATTCAACACCTTCTGCAACGGCATGTAATTGCACCCGATGGATTCGCGGTTCTGGCCATCCCCCGGATACGGGTGGACAATCTTCACATGCTTACTCAGGCGGCAGTTGCGGACTATCGCGAGCTGGCCGCCCGCATGCCATACTTCCATCCCGTCTGGGAAGGTTTCATAAAACACATCGCGGGCGTTCTTGTCTTTGATCGCGCGGTATTCGGAGGGGCGGTAGAAGGTGACGGTCTCTGTGGCGTCGTTCTTGTAGCTCTCGCCGGAGCTGCTTGACGCCTGCACCGCGAGCCTGACGTTGATCCGCGCGAGCCTGTCAATCTGATCCATCCCGCCCACGTTCCCTTGGGTCGCAATTTTCTCCTCCACCCACGGGTATTTCTCACGCAGTAAATTCACGCTCACTTCATGCTGGTAGCGTGCCCAGCCCATTTCCTCTTCCTCGTCGGCCATGAGGGGGACTTTCCATTCCAGCTTCCCGCCGACGAAGGTGACTTCGCGACGGGCGGGTTGGTCGGACTGCTCGTTGCCGGGTTGCATCTCCGTTTCGGGGCTGATCCCCTCCGAACTCGGCATCCCATACGCCGACTGCTGCCGATCCGGCGTCTCAGTCCCCCACCGCGTCTGATCCGCCACGGTGTAGGTGAGGAATCCCACTCTGTCATCGGTGTAGAAATACCCCGCCGCCTTCTTCATCACGCGCGGCATGTCGGCTTGGTAGTTGAAGACTTTTAGATACTTCTCCGCTTCCTCGGACGCGCTCTGGTCCATTGGATCGGCGTCGTCCACGGGCGCAGTGAGCATCGCAGGAACTTCCCTCGCCAGCAGCGAAACAATCTTCTTATGCCTCGCCCCATAGACGTTGCAGGAGAAGAGTTTCATCGCGTTCTGCGTCTGAAGAATGGATGCGCCGGAGGTACCGCTGCTCCCACCGAACATCCCCCATCCCTTCCAGCCCGCGTTCAGGAAGTGATAGTTGCGCCGGAAGAGGCGCTGTTCCCACGCTTGGAGGACTTCCCAGATGCGCGCCGCAGAGTCGCTTTTATTCACGCTCTGCGTCATCTCGTCGAGGGAGTTGGCGTATTCCCCTAACTCATCCGGCCCGTAGCAATCCTCGGTGGAACAGAACCATGGGGCATACTTCCCCGGAACGTACCCCTCGGGGAACTGAAGCGGCGTCAGTGTCGGCTGCTTTTGCGCCGTGGACTGCTCTAAATCGGATTGGGGACGGTCGTTATCGGGCATCTATCCGCCGTGGTGCATCGCCTTGAAACCCTTCGCAGACGCTTTTCTGCGCCGTAACAACGGAGAGTCGCCAGCGTGCGGAGCCAGCTTCGACGCTGGAATCTTCTCCCCCTCCGGCACTCCCAGCATCGCGTGCAGCGCTCCCTTTTTCACAGAGAACGACCCCTTCTTCCCAAGGTCCACATGTTCACTCTTCATGGGCAGAGACCTCCTTTTGCTCGCAGCATTCCACTCGTCCACGTTTACGCCCTGTGCTTCGAGCTTGGAACGGTTCGCGTTGAAGTACCGTTC